AACTCACTTCTTTTGTGAATGGTTACTTTTCCTTTGTGAGTGACTTCAACATTTCAATCAAACGGGGGCAAGGATACACATCCGCCTTGTCCGCACGAACTGAATTGTGGGTGAATACACCTGATTCGTTCTTCAATGCACGCTTGGTTACAACCCAAATATCCTCATTGTAGGTTAAATCTATGCCGTACTTTTCATTCCAAAGAATCAACAAGTCCTTAACCGATTGAATCTGTTCGTCTGTGTACTTATGCCACAACTTGTATCCTTTGTAGGCCGTTGACAACTCGGTCACTTCATCCGATGGTATTTCACCACCCACATAGTTGTAATACTTTGTGCCTTTTTTGGTGATTGGACCCCAGTTACACACCTCAATGCCAATGGATGTTCTATCCAAAGGTAGATACGGGCAACCATGCCCCATGAAATGCTTTGTGCCTAATCCTAAATGGTACGCCCAATACTCACTGCCAAACCCTTGTACGATTGTGCCGTCAGTTGAGATGGCAACGCAAGTGGCAACCTTGTTGGCAACCTTTTCCCAATACGCAAAGGTTTGTTCACCGCTTCCATTTCCCGCAGTGTGGTGTAAATACACCTGGGTCTTTTTAACCGCTTCGCGATTGTATGCTCTGAATGGTACTTGTTTAATTTTCATCTTGTTTCTTTGATGCGCCAAAATAGAATGATACTACCATAGTCACAATGGATGTTACCCCACCCGCAATGGTAAAATAAATGTCCTTTTGATCCGTTGGGAAATCCCAAAAGATAATTGAAAATAAAATGGCATAACTCAATGCCAAAATTAGGATGGCTACAATGCCCGTTACATTTGTTTTGAATCTGTCCATTATCCTTGACCCACACTGGGCTTTTTTGATTTGTGTTTATTGATGTGCTTGGTGTGTCTGCCCAACTTCTTCTTGGGCTTTACACGAAATGTTGTTGTGTTGGTTGCCTTTGCCATTACAGTCCGTTTAGTTTTAGCATGTTGTTCATACTAATTGTGTCCATGTCCGCAATGGCCGTGTCAACACCCATGAACATCATGGTCTTTGCATACTTTTCCGCCTTGGCTTGTGCCTTGGCAACATCCGCTTTTAACGCTTCTTTTTCTGCAACCTTAGATTCAACCATCTCTGCGTTCATCGTTTGAGCCATTTTGGTGGCCTCTCCCGCACTTTGAATGTTTTTTGATACCTTGTTAAGCAACGCATCTATTTCGTCAATCTGTGGGCTTGGTTTAGCGTGGGCAATTGTGAACACATAACCAGTGATAAACAATGCACTAAATACGATTAAAAGATTTTTCATAGTTTTTTCATTGTTTGCATGATGCGGATTTCGGTCATGGTTGCCGCCAAACACGAATCGGACTTTTTAAGGGCGTATGTGAGTTTGTCAATCTTCACATCCAACGCTTCTATCTTTTGGTTTGCCTTTTCAATTTGTTCTTTATAGCCCGAACGAAGGTCAAAGTAAAGATAAGAAACGGCCAAAAGCATACAAAAAGCAACGGCAGCAATTGGGTTTTTGCGAAATTGGTCAAACGACACGGGTAGGGCATTGGGTTTTTTAATTGCTGCCATGTCTTAATAAAACGATTTTAAGTTTAATTGTTTGCTCATTGAATTATTGTAACCGTATTCAATCCAGTTACATTTTCGATTTGTGTTTTACATTTTTCATGAATAGTCAGTGCCAAAGTTGTAGACCAAAATTCTTGTGTTGTCAGTTCAGTTTGTACTTGATTTGGCAATGTACTAACATTCAATGGTGATTTACCTTCTATCCAATCGCTTTCTGATTTGTAGTAAGACAAGTTCACCCAATTAGACTGAGGAGCAAGAATAAAAATGTTCAAGTAACCAAAGGCATTTGATACCTCAAATCCTTCATCGGTTGTAATTGTTGTATTTATTGATAGTGCCATAATTTTATATTTTATATTTTTGTTATTGATTAGTATGCTACTTCCACCAACATAACTTTTGAAACTACTCTGCAAGTTACAGAACCACCACCCACGAAAGTGGGGGCAGTAAATGTAATTGCCATTTGTTGAGAGCCACCAGCAGAAATTGTGATTGATGCCGTTGCCATTCCCAAATCCGATTTGATTGCAGACGTGTCTACAGTTCCAACTATTGAAGACGTGCCACCTATTCTCTTAAATAAAAGTTGTTTTGTTTCTCTGTAGCAATCCCCAACACTTACCCCCGTTGCAGTTCCAGTAATTGTCGTAACTACTGCGATAGTGTCAATTGTAACATTCCATGCTCTGTTATTACCACTTGGAATAATTAAATTAGTTACTCCTGTACCATCTAAAGAAAGAACAGTTGTTGCTGCTGAGTTAAGGGATGCTGTTTTTGCAGCAGTTAAATATGATTGTTGCTGGTCTGATTTAGCAGCAAAAAAATAACTTGACAATGCTAATTGCCCCCACAATGTTGTTTGAGCATAATTACCAAGAGCAATGCTTGATTCAGCACCCGCAGTATTGAATGAGCCTATAGCCACTGACCTATTACTTGTTGCATTACAACTTTGACCAAGTGATATAGCAGCAATTCCACTTGCTACACTACCTGTACCCCCAGTTACGGAATGCTGACCACTACTCGTATTACTCTGCCCACCTACTACCGTAGCGTGTGTTCCTGTAGATGCTGTGTTTGATTGTCCGCCTGAGATGGTGCTATAAGTAGAAGTAATTGAGTTGCTTCTACCTCCACTTATTACGCAATAACCTGTACCTTGAAATGTATTAATACTATTTGCATTACCCCCACCTATAAAAGAACCACCTGATGAAGCAATGCCATTATTTGAGCCCCCTACGATGACTTGGTAATTATCATTACCACTTAATGAATTTCCAGTTCCACCACCAATAAATCCATAATTTGCCCCTACAGTATTGCCTACACCACCAACTATAACCCCACCTTCGTTTGCACCATATGCTATGTTGACAGAGTTATTAGCACCTCCACCAATAAAAGAATTATTTGCTACAGCAACTTGATTTACATTCGTTCTACTCATCTGTAAATCCACGGAATTATTACCTCTTGCATTACCACCTGCAATAGTTCCATCAGGAATATCAGCAATCAAAGCACCTGTACCATTAGGAGCGATTACTAAGTTAGCATTGGTAGTAGTTGCTTGGATTACAGAGGAGGTCTGTGTAGTTACACCAGTATCTTGTAAAACACCGACACGCCTATTTGATAATTGTAAAACACCTAAATTATTCAAATAATCACTAACAGTTTGTAGTGTTGATGACATTGCAGATGCGATTTTTAATAATCCATTTGGTTGTGTCGGTATTGGCAAATTTGTTAATTGACTTCCGTCAACGGCTGGAAGTTTTGCAGATGCATCCAACTGAACTAATTGAGATGCTCCGTTAAATGTGTTTCCTTGCTTTGTGACCGTAGATGATAGGCGTGAATCGTTTAATGTTCCACTCAATATATTTGATGCATTTGTAGTATCTACATTGACAACATTACCTAAACCAATACTTGTTTTATCAATCAATACATTTCCACTGCCCAAAACGGATGTTGAATTAATGGTTTTGATATTCGTTCCCGATACCAATGTATCTTGTTTTGCGGCTAATTGTGTTGTATTAGCAATCGCCACACCACCAACGGTTGCCGTGCCTGTTAAATTTATACTTGATGTTGATACTGAAATTGGAATATCATTTCCCAATCCATCAGATAATTGTTTTAATGTGCCATCTACTGGGCTATTATCGCCCACTTTAATTAAGGCATCATAAGTCGTTGCGGGTGTTAATCCCGTTAATGTATTTCCCATGTTTTATAAATTATTCCAAGTTTCTTCTGTTAAATCAACCCATTGCATTTTTACATCTTCCCATTTGACATTTGTAAATTGGGGGTTTCGTGTGATTTGCCCAATGCCTTGCGCCCATAAAGTGCCATCGCAACACTTTTTGGAGTATGTATTTTTGTCCTTGCACAAACACGCCCGTGTTCCACCACCTTGCGGTGATGACCTTGATGGGGTTTTCCACCCATTCTGCGTGTTGTTCGGATTATTAGGGTTGTTCCAATTGCTCATTTTCGTATCAATGCAAAAAGTAAAAGTAAAAATAACACCGATCCAATCGCCACACCAATTTTTTGGGGTACACTGATTCTTTCTTTATACTGAACTTGTGGTGGTAACTGAATGGTCTTGGTGTAACGGATGGTGTCTGCCTTAACAATTGTCTTAACTCTTATCACATCGTGATTTCGATATACAATCGTTTTAACGCCATCCTTTTCAATTGTGAGGGTATCAATCGTTTTTGTTGTAAAAGTGTCTGTAATGGTCACAGAATCACGCACAAACACGGTATCAATACCATACACGCTTATTTGTGCCATGGCGGGGTTCTTTTTGATGGCTTGTTCCAAATGCCATTGCGCAGAACATCCCGTCAACAAGATGATAAGTGTTAATAATTTACCACCTTTGACAAACAAATCGCACTTCACTTTATTGATGGTTTTCAATTGCGTCATGTAGGTGGTCAATTTCTTGACCTTTTCATCCTTTGGCTTGTATGTCTTTTTTACAGATTCCATGAAACATAGTTAGACGGATTTGTATTTGGGTATTCACCCGCTTGTTGGTCCTCGGTGTACTGACTAAATAATTGTGGG